AAAGCCCCCTTGTGCCAGTTTGTGAACTGTCACACTAGTTTAAGAATATATTAGCACCTTCAATAAAGACGCTAGTGGCAGCCTTAAGTTTCGCCGTACCAGCAGTTGCTTCAATATCTATGTTACCAGCAGTCGCCTTAACGTTAATAGCTCCAGCTGCCTTAACATCCACTCCACCTTTACCTTCAATGGTTGTTTTTCCTGTGGATTCATATTTTGCAGTGGTTGTTGCTTTCTGTTCTATATTGAGCTTAGCATCAACAAGATACTTCCCTGCACTATCAATTTTCATACCACCACGAGAAGTTGTACATTTATATGTCATCAGTCTATTGGTAAGCAATGGGAATAGAATCTTACCACCATAAGTAGCAGTCTTAATACCACCAATCCTTTCATTAAGGTCACCTTTAATCTCAAGACTAAAATGACCAGTAGAAGCAAATGCTACTGTTCCTCTTGGATCTCTTGTGTTAGTATTAATCTCTTTAACCCACCTCTCCAACTTCATCATCTTCTGTTCCCAGTAAGTCTTCACATGACTCTCTATCGATCCTGCATTGATCTTCAACGGACCATCACCATTTTTCCCTGCTTGGAGTAAAATATCACCACCTACCAATGATAAAGTTTCTGTAGCATTTAAACTAATTTTATTTGCAGTAACTACTACTGAATTTCCTGTGCTTGTAACTACTACATTACCATTGGCAGCAAGTTCCATTGCATCAGCTTTTGAATCTGCTCCCTGATTGACTTCTATCTTAAGTGATTCTTCAAAGAATAAATGTCCTCCACCACCTGCACGAACATTAAGAAATCCAGAACCAGAACCCAACAATGGGTTTCTTGGTCCTGTCCTAACAGTCATACGATTATTAGACTCCATACAAATGAAGTTATCACCAGGACCATCAATACTTAATCTTAAACCTTCCCCATCTGGTAATTCAGTTTCGTATATAACTGAACGAGTCATGTGACCCTTGTATACTACATTATACTTGGGATTATCCTTTAGTTCTTGAGTTTCGTTGGGGGTAATAGGTAATGTCATTATGGGCAATCCACGTAACGACCAGTACCAATCTTAGTAGCACCAACATCAGCAAGTGCTTGAGTACCTAAACAAATCATTGATGGTATTAATTGAGCACCGTTACCATATTTACCAATAACTCTAACCTCTGGAGTTTCTGTAAAAGTAACTGCTCTATCCAATACTCTAGCACCAATAACAAAACCATCCTCATTAATGACTGCCTCAGCAATACCTTTAACACCATTAACATAAACTTCTGGTTTCTCAATATATCCAATGCCAGGTCTAAGAACAGTAAACGTGTCTATAATACAACGTTTACCATTACCTGAAGCAAGATTCTTCTTATATCCATATCCACCACTTATAACACGAATCTCTGTAAGATATCCATCACCATCAAGTAATCCGAAAGCATTAGCACCAATTCCTTCTCCTTTAACAACCACAAATGGTGGTGATTCCCATGGAGTTCCAGGATTCTTAATTGGAATATCTATGATAGACCCATTTTCATCAGTAATAACTTCTGCTGGATCTACAATTGGTGGTACAATACCTAAACCAGGATCTGTTTCTGGTGTATCACCTTCTCCTAGATCAAAGTCATCTACAGTTTGATCAGTAGGTGCTTCAATTAATACATCACATGATGCTCCTTTACTATGAATGGTAAGCGTTAAAGTCTCATCATCTTCCTTAGCACCATCTTCTTCAATACCAATTGTTATATTGGCTTTGTTATTATTAACAACAAATTCTCCCGTCAACTGACCACCAAGAATATCATCACCTGTTATACCATTACCACTTAAATTATAATAAGCAGCCGTTCCATTAGCAACATTAGTTGTTGTAATTGTGTAGATAATAAACTCTCCTTCTTTTACTGTTGTCCTATCACTAGTTACCTTCCACACGTCTGTTATACCAATCTGACCATTAGGATCATTATCTTCGCCATCTCCGGGTACTGGATCAACTACTGAATCAGGAAACTCGTCATCTACAGGTCCAAGAGGATCATCTGATGGTGGTATGTATGGATTAACTGGTTGTTGTATATCTTGTTCCTTAATAGTACATCTTCCAATATTTTTGACATACTTTGTTCCGTAACCACTACTCTTATCTGGACTATTCAAATCCAATTTAACATAGAAATACTCATCAGTTTCTTTCTCTGGATTAAATATAGTTTCTATGATAAGTTGCTTAGATGTTTCATTTGGAGCAAATCCAACTATACCATCTCTAACAACATAATCTACATCTGCTGTAGCAGTACCTTTCTTTAAAGTTTTAAATGTTAAAGATGAAGCTATGTCAGTAACTCCTTCTCTTGTTATAGTAAATATTGCTTCTTCACCTTCAGTAACCTCGATATTATCAATATCATAGATTATCGTCTCATCTGTTGGCTTTGGTACACCACCAGTAAATCCAACAGTATTCAATAGTAATGGTTTCCCTTTAAATGCATCTTCACAAATGTACTGATTATAATCTGCTGTAGTACCATCAAATGTCTTTTCAATCTGCGCTAAAAGTTCATCTAAAGAATCCAACTCCTCTTCATCATCAGCTGTAATAACCGATTGCTCTCCATTTGTGCAATACTTATCATAATCCTTACAGTTTAAATCAGAACCAGAGCATTGAATACCAAGTAATTTTAAAACATAGTTGATAGCACCACCAATTATGTTAAGTGGAACTGCTATAGCACCCAATATATCCTGTAAAGGACCGAGAATATCTTGCAATAAACTCTCCATCAAGGACATAATTTTACTTAAGATACCACCTATCAACTCATCAATCTGACAAGCAACTGCACGATATATCTTATCAATATAACTCATCAAGAGATTAGTAAGCCACTTTGCAATGCGCTCACCAATATCTGCCATCTTACATCCAATGTTGGCAAGTATCTTATTGATCCATTTCATTATATTTGATAATGCATTACCTTTCTTAGTAGGTCGTAGAGTTGCATTAATCAATGCTTCGCCAGCAAGAGTCACCTGACCATTAATAAATCCCTTTACATTCGCAATAAGAGTACGAACAAGAGCCATGAATTTGTTAGTATATTTCTTGGCAACATATAATCCATCATATAATTTACCAGTTACCTTACCAACATAATACGTTCCTATCTTACCATCATTATTTTGAATCTCTGCCAAGAATTCACTGAGAACCAAAGCACCTTTAGTCTTAAGATCAGTACAAGGATTTGCACTTGATTGACACCATTCCAATCTAGCAGTATTAGATAAATTCTTCGGTACTGGAACAGCATCTAAAATAGGATTTACTTTCAGTTTCTTACCATCAGATAATCCACTACCATAAGAATTAGCACTATAATCAGATTGTACACCACCTTCTTTATTTTCAACTAAACCTACTGCTCCCTCAGTTCCAGCAAACATGAGATCTGCTGGAATCTTTCTTGTGAGACTATCTATTTCATCTGGACGCTCAAAATTAACAACAGTTGTAGCACGAGGAGTATGTCCAACAGACCCCATTATTATTGGTTTCTGCCTCTCATTATCAAGGTAGAAACCAACAACAAAACAACCTATTTGTAACTGTGGATGAGCACCACCAGTATTCCCAGGAAGAAACGGGACATTCACAGGCATCATTACATTTGCCCATGGTAAATCAGCAGTAGAGACAATCTCAGAATCTTTTGGATGATCCCCGATAATCCTTACTTTGAAACGATATCCACCCTTGTTGTTTATGTCATCACGGGCGGTTCCTTCAATTTGTCCCATCCACCAATTAAAGCCGTCATTACCGACTCTTAAGGTGGGTTTCAATTGTGAGAATAACTGATCCATTTATTCGTCGTATACCCTACATTCTAGTGCATCTGGATGATTATCACAATATTGATCTAACTGCTTATCCTGATGTCTTAGATGATAATCATTGATACCAGTCTCAGGTTCATCATTCTTGTGATACTCATCATAATATGCATGAGCAGTCTTTAAATCCTCTTCCGTATATTCTAACATACCATGATTGATATGTTCTTTATGATCCTTTGGATCAATATAAACTTCATGATTTAAGTCGTGTGTTTTTTCGGTCATAATAGATTTAAACAATCTCCTTCTTATTTATTCAGAAATCATGAGATGTCATCTCACCATGTATACCATAAGAATCTCGAACAAGAATCAAGGTAGAATTAAATCTACCATTACCTGTAGAAGGTGGTAAAAGTGAGTAGTTATGAGCAACCTCATATACTAAGTATACACCGCTACTCTCTGGATCGTAAGGTTGTGTTTGAGATTGCTCATCTGGCAATTTACTCTTCAACCTAATATCAATCTTATCACCTGCACATATTTCAGCATTACCACTAATGACTATAGTCACTATCTGCTGCTTCATCAATTCATATCTGGTAATACTCTGAGCAACAAAGTATTTTGCCCAGTCAGCATAAGGTGTTGGATCAGTTGCCCCATCCTTATCATCTGGAGATGCTGGATTACCTCCATTATACCATGTTTCGTGATCTATTACAGCAGAAATTATTCGTGATGCATTTTTAGATAAATCTGACATACCTGATGGTAAACTTGGATGAGATTCTTGTCCACCCAAATGTGCCATATTATCCCACGACTCTCCTATCTTATATGTTGCCTCTTCATAGAATCCAGTAGAAATATTGAATAGTGCTACAGTAGAAGCATACTTACCTTTTCTAAGAGACTCCATAAGGTTCATATCAGATCCAAACATAGAATACTGAATATTAAACTGGTTGTCTGCATTCTCATCACCAGCTATCTGTTCTGCATATGGTCCCCATACTTCAGATTTTAAATCTGGTGCAGCAAAATCATTCCCTTCAACATCTGCTAATGCATCTAATGAAAAGAAATTATATCCTCGTTTATTTTCCCAGAAATAATATCCAGCACTACCCTTTACAGATTCTTGAGTAATTTCACTTCCATCATCCTCTGATGTTACTGGTGCTGTATAGGTTGCTTTATGCGAAACTCCTTTCTGTGCTAATGATGCTATGATATCAAATGGTCTTCTTCTACCTGGTAATATCTTATTTTCAAATAATGTGGGTTCTGAGAATACTTCCTTATCAGTTTCTAATTTCTCTACTAACAATTTCTTCATAATATGATCGCCTTTACCTTGTAAAGGTTCATTCAATCGAATAGTCTCATTAACTAAGGCTTCCTTAGAAATCATTCCAATAGTATAAGTCTGAACATTATTCTGTGCATATCTACCCTGAACGGTAAATATATACGCCACATATACTTCTGGTACGTCTGAAATAACACTCTTACAAATGATCTCGACCTTTTCCATCCCTTGAATAGGAACAGCATTCAACAACCCACCTCCATCAACTATTTCCATCCTTGATGATATAAACGGTGTTGTGATACACTCAGAATAGATAAAATAGTTAATAAGACTCAATCCTACCTTGATAGGTGGTCTTCCATCATTAGGAAATATCTTACAACTTCGTAATTCAAAGTCTTGTGCTGAAGATGGTTGAGACATTTAAAGTGTACCTAGTGTTAGAGCAGAGAATGCAGATAAAGAATTACCATGCCCTTCAGCAGGGAATGCCTCATTAGATGTTGGAACATTTTCTCCACCAGAAGAACTAGTATTATAGAAATTAT